GATTGATGCTGATGGGCTGATCACGAACTACGAAGGTAGCCCCAATAATCCGAACCTGAAACCCCAATTTAATACGGCCGTTGTTGCAAACGGCGTCGAAGGTGCACCGGGATCGGGCGACGGCAATCACATGGGACCGTGGGGTCACATGACCCTCGCTAAATCGGTTGCAACGACGATTGGCGCAACGACGATTGCCGCGTCATCACCTGGCGCACCAACGATCGGCACAGTTACAGCCGGCGTCGGTTCGGCCAGCGTTCCATGGACCCCGCCGGCAGACAACAACGGCAGCGCGATTATCGACTGCACCATCACCGCACAACCTGTCGGCGCTACCGGCACGACCGGCCAGGTTATTGCGACGGGCACGACCAGCCCGATTCCAATGACAGGGTTAGTTGCCGGAACCGCGTACACGGCGTTTGCGCGGGTCCGGAATACCGTCGACAGCGGCGGCGCGTCTGTGGCATCGAACAGCTTTACGCCAGCGGCGGCGCAGGTGGCCGATACGACTGCCCCCGTGATGGTCGGCGAGATCGAGATCACGAGCATCACCACGTCGGGCGCCACGCTTTCATGCCAGGCAGCGACCGACGCTGTCGGCGTCGCCGGTTACGAATACAGCATCAACGGCGGCACCAGCTACAGCGCTATTGCCAACGCCGGCCGCTCTGTCGTGGTCTCCGGCCGTCCCGCCGGCACGCTGCATGATGTGCGAATGCGTGCGTTCGACACGGCCGGCAATCGCGCCGTGCCGCTGTCGGCGAGCTTTACCACGCTGACCGAGCAGCCGCCCGCCCAAAATGTTGTCGTCGCTTCGACGGTCGCCGAATCGCGCAGGGTGGCGTTCCCGGGTGGCACCCGCGTGGTGGCGTTTGGCAGTGTGCCGAGCGCGCGCATGCCCAACGCGCCGTACTTCGAGGCGGGGAAGTGGTGGTGCGAGAAGCACCCGTTGGACGAGCGCTACTGGGTGGCGAACATCACGGTCGATCTGGCCGAGCGCGGCACCACTGCGACGTCAGTTGTCGCAATCGTGGCCGGCGTGGTCGTGCTCGAGCAGCCAGTCATCCAGGGCAAGCTGATCCCGGTGAAGTTGGGCGGGTTCAATGCGGCAACCGGCGCGGCCAACTTCTGCACATTCCGCATCACGTGCGCGAACGGCGAGCGGTTCGACCGCACGATCTGGTTCAAGCAGCAAACGGGGTCCTGGGCGCTCGAAAAAGACGCGGACGACGAGAGCTATTTTGTCGGCGATATCAGCAACGATCTGGCCGATAGCAACACCGCCGCCAGCGCGGTGCTGGCGCAGCCGGTGGGCGTGGCCGTGCTGGTGCCGGCGGTGATCCAGGGGCCTCTGATCCTGGTGAAACTTGGTGGCATGGACACGCTGCCGGCCGGCGTCAACTACTGCGACCTGCGCATCGACTGTGCGAACACCGAGCGCTTCTACCGCACCATTCAATTTAACAGGGTGGACAACTGATGATCGATGCATCCCAGCTGCCGAGCGTGCCGAACACCGAACTGCAAAAGCAGCAGGATGCGGCGGCCGTCGAGTACGCTCGCGCGCCGGCAGCACCTGGCGCGCCGCACGGCGCCGGCCGCCCACCAGCAACGCAAGGAACGACCCGATGACGAAACGACTGATCATCCCGCCGGCGGCGCTGGCGGTTTCGCTCGAGGCCGCCCGGCGCGCCGCGCGCGCCAGCAGCACGTCGCTGGACGCCGAGCTCGAGGACAAGATTCGCGGCCTGGTCGACGAGGTCGAGCACAAGACGCAGCGCGCGCTGATTCACCAGACCTGGGAGCTGACGCTCGATTCGTTCCCAGTGTCGGGCGCGATCAAGTTGCCTCCGGCGCGCCTGGCCAGCGTCGATCACGTGAAGTTCCGCGACGCCGACGGAGCGCTGCAGACTCTCCACCCGGATGACTATCTGGTCGACACGAAAAGCGAGCCGGGTTGGATCGTTCCGGCGCCCGGGCGTACCTGGCCAGCGACAGCGAGCCGCATCGGCGCGGTCGAGGTGCAGTACGTGTGCGGCTTTGGCCCGACCGAGGCCGATGTGCCGCCGGCGATCAAAAGCTACATCTTGGGCATGATCGAGAACGACTTCTACCCGAATCCGAACGCGCAATACCTGTGCCGGAAATTGGATAGATCGATGGTGTATTCGTGACCGCCCCGTTCCGGCTCGACGAGCAGGTCACTATCGAGCAGCGCACCGTTGAGAAGGATCCGGACTACGGCACCGACATCGAGGGCAGCGAGGCCTGGTTGCCGGTGGCGGTAGAGGTTTGGGCCAATGTCCAGGACCAGCTACCGAGCCGCGGCGAATCGACATCGAACGGTCTGACCACTGCCGCGACGCGCACGCGCCTGCGGATCCAGAGCGACGCGCGGATCACCACCGCGATGCGCGTCACGCTGCACGGCAAGGGCAATCGGCTCATGCAGATCATCGCCGGGCCGGCGTTGCTGGATGACCGGCGGCACGTTGAATTCATGTTGGAGGGCTTCAAAATTGGCTGATCAAACAATTGTCGGCGGGCGCGAGCTGGACGCGATGCTTAAGTCTCTGCCAGCGAAAATCGAACGCAACATCATGCGAGCGGCGTTGCGCGCGGGCGCTGCAGAATTCCGCACGGCGGCGAAAGCGAATGTGCCCGTGGAATCCGGCGCGCTCCGGCGTAGCATCAAGGTTTCGACCGGGACCAAGAACGGGCGCGTCACGGCTCGCCTGAAAGTCGGCGGCAAGCTGGCGCCGCACGCGCATTTGGTCGAATACGGTACCAAGCCGCACACGATCACGGCGCCGCAGGGCGGTGGGCTGACTGTTGGCGGCAATGTCGTGAGCTCGGTCGATCACCCGGGCGCGCGGCCGCACCCGTTCATGCGGCCGGCGTTCGACACCAAGCCGCCAGCGGCAATCGCGGCGGTCGGCTCGAAAATCCGCGAGCGCCTGACCGCCGCCGGCATCAACGTTCCAGCACCGGAGGGCGAATGAAAATCCAGATGACGAAAACGGTTCACGGCTCGCTCGACGGCGTGACGGTGCAGGAGCTGGCCGAGGGCGCCGAATACGAAACTGTCGATTCGCCGCGCGGTGAGCGCCTGGCGCGGCACCACATCAAGCAGGGCGTGGCCGTGCCGGTGCTGGCGCAAGTGATAACCGTTACCACCTCAGACGTCCCCCGGCCCGCGCCACGGAAGCGCAAATGAGCGCGGCTGCCATCATGCGCGCGCTGCTGGTGGGCCACGCCCCGGTAACGGCGCTGGTGCCTGTTGCGCGCATCGTTGCCGGCAACGTGCCTGACGGTTCGCTTCCCGCGATCGGCATCACGGAGATCAGCGGTGTCGAGCAGGACACCGTCGCGCGGGCTTCCAGAACGCTCGTTACGGCGCGCGTGCAGGTCACGATATATGCCGCGTCCTACCCGCAGCAGAAAGCGATTCTGAAGGCCGCCAAGCTCGGCGCCGGCGTGTTCACCGGCCAGATCGCCGGCTACGCGGTGCGCTCAGTGCTGCGCGACATGATCGGGCCCGACTTGGGCGACCCGAAAATTCCGACGTTCGAGCAGTCGCGTGATTTCAAGATCGCGTTCATCGAGCCCTGAGCAACACCAGATTCAGCGCAGCCGCCTCCGGGCGGTTTTTTTACGTCTTTTCAGCCCGTTTCGCATCCGGCGATTGGGTATTTCATAGGAGTTTCATCATGGCAGGAATTGATTTCGACACCGTCGCCGGCAGTAAATTGTACGTCGCGGTCGCAGCGCCCACCGTTGCTGAGGGCGCAGGCGCTGCGGCGGCTTTCGCGCAGCTCACCTGGGTTGAGGTGGGTCAGCTCACGTCGATCGGCAGCGTGGTTGGCCGCGAATACGCAACTTCATCGCTGACCACCATCGGTGACGCGCAGACTCGCGAGAAGAAAGCGTCGTTCAAGCTCCCCAACGCCGAATTCGAGTGCGCCTGGGCCGAAGACGACGCCGGCCAAATCCTGATCAATGCGGCGTCCAAGAATTACTCGGTCCCGTCGTTCAAGGTTATCAAGCAAGACACCCAGACCACGCGCTATTTCACTGCCCAGGTCGCCAAGTTCGTGGAGAACAACGGCACTTCGGATGACGCTGTCAAAGGCCAATTCACGCTGCTGCGCCAGACCGACACCGTCACCGCGTAACCATCACGGCCACTTGGCCATCACCGGCACCGACCAGCTGCTGCCTTCCCTTCGCGGGGAGCAGCAGCGGGCACGGGCATTATTTTTACCCGCGAAAAGGAAATACCATGGACAACCAAAACAACACCGCCGTCGCCTTCAACAACACCGCCGCCTTCAACTTGGCCGATTTCGAGGCATCGGATACCGCCTGGCTCGAGCTCGAAAACATCAAGGGCGACGGCCCGCTGCTTGTCGGCGGCCTGCCGGTGCGCGTCGAGATCCGCAGCCCCGGCACCAAAGAAGCATCGAGCGCCCAGCACAAGCTCGAGACTGCCGCGACCACTCGCACCTATGCGGCCATGCGCGGCAAGGCCAGCAAGGAAACGGTCGAAAGCAAGCGCGCCGAGCGCGTCGAGAAGCTGATGGCTGTGACGGTGCGCTTCGAGAATTTCCCGGCGTCGCCGCAGGAAGTGTTCGGCAACCCGAAGCTCGGCTACATCACCGACCAGGTGGCTGCCTTCCACGGTGACTGGGGAAATTTCTAACCCAGGCGGGCGACGATCTCAGCCTGTACGTCCGGCACAGCGCGTGGCTCGGCGCCGCGCCGGACAAGGCCGAATCTGACAAGTCGAAAGCGCCCTCAAAAACGAGGGTGCAGCGCTTGAAGGACGCCGCCCGCGACGAAGAGTTCGAGCCGGACATGCCGGACCCCGGCGCGGCCCAATACCTACTCGCGCATCTCTGGCAGGTCGGGCCGACGCTGGGTGATACGGCCATCGACAACACCGAACTGCGCAACTACCAGGAGAACGAGGGCATCAGCCTTTCGCCCTGGGAGTGCAAAACGCTGCGCCGGCTGTCGATCGAATACCTGAACGAATCGCACAAGGCGACAAAGCCGGATTGTGCGCCGCCGTTTGCGGAATCGTCTGACGGCGCACGGCTCAAGCAAGCCGAGATGGACCGCGCGCTGAGCGTGTTTTTCAGCTGAAGTGGATAGCCGCTTTCAACTGCCCTATTGGCCGCTGGTGTAGTATTGCCCTCTCACAATTGGGGGGGCGATATGGCGTTGGTGGCATGTAGCGAATGTGGGAAGCAGGTATCGGATAGTGCGGTGATTTGTCCGCATTGCGGCGTTGCGGCGCCGGCGCTATCGGTCAAAGAAAAGGCCCAGGTTACCGTAGAGCTTCGCCGCGCGAGCTACGGTCGCATTGGTGGCTGGGTATTCTTCATAGGCATCGCGTGGGTACTCAGCCCGATGTTGACCGGAGGCGGGCGTGACGCCATTGTGTCGGCCTGGGGACCTGCAAAGTATTTAATATTTGGCGGGCTTCTGGCGTATATCGCCGCAGAAATCGAGCGCAATCTCGCGCTGCGGCGGGCAAGTAAAAAATAGCAGCACCGGCGCCGTCCGGAAACTTATGAGCCACCTTCGGGTGGCTTTTTTTATTGGGAAACTCATGATCGTTGGCAATCTCGAAATTCGTCTGATGGCCGACATTGCGCGCCTCCAGCGGGACATGAACGCCGGCCGCCAGGTCGTGAGCAATGCCGCTGCTGGTATGGAGCGCGCAGCCAGTGCGGCACGTGCTGCGCTGGCAAGCATCGGCGCCGGCCTGATCGGGGGCATGGGCCTGTCCCAGATTATGCGGATGACCGATGAGTACACGAAATTCACGGCACAGCTCAAGCTCGGCACGAATTCGCAGAAAGAGTACGCGCAGGCCATGGAAGATGTGAAGCGCATTTCCACGGCGGCGCAGAACGACATCGGCGCGACTGGGGTTCTGTACGCGCGCATTATCGCCAGCACGCGGGAGATGGGCGTCACGCAGGCTCAGGTGGCTAAGGTCACGGAAACCGTCAACTTGGCGCTGGCGGCGACCGGTGCCGGGGCGAATGAGTCGGCATCGGCCATGCTCCAGCTTTCCCAGGCGTTCGGCTCGGGCGTCCTGCGCGGCGAGGAATTCAACGCGGTGTACGAGGCTGCGCCTGAACTGCTGCGCATTCTCGCCAAAAGCATGGGGATTCCTATCGGCCAACTGCGCAAGCTGGCCGAGGAAGGCAAGCTCACCTCCGACAAGCTGGTCACGGCATTCTCCGATAATCAGGTCATCAACAAGCTGCGCGAGAACGTGGCCGAGATCAAGACATTCTCGGGCGCGATGACCGTTTTCAAAAACAATCTCACTGAGGTCATTGGCGAGCAGCTGCACGCCAGCGGCGTGGTCGCGACTTTCACCAGTGCGATCCTGGCCTGCGCGGGCGCGATCAGGGCGATGCTCGATGTGCTGGTCACGGCCACCAAGGTCGGCGCCGCCTATGTCGCGCTGCTGGTAATCGCGCCGCCATTGATCACGGCCACGGCTGCCGCGATGACGCGCCTGGGCCACGCCATGGCCGTGTACGCAATGAACGTGATGATCGGGCAAGCCAACACCATCAAGTTCAACCAGACCCTATTCGGCACCTCTGTCGCTGCGGGCCTGGCGGCCGGCGCTATCACCAGGGTCGGCCTCGCGCTCAATGGCGTGTTCGCGCTGTACTTGGGCTGGCAGATCGGCAAGTACTTGAACGACCAGTTTGTCGAGGTCGAGATCGCCGCCGAGGTCATGACTGGCGAGCTGCTCAAGGCCTGGGAAGTGATCAAGTTCGCATTCAAGGACGCATTCGACGCGATCACTTTGACTGCCCGTGAGGGGATTGCTTTTCTGTCGCGGGGCATGGCTGGGTGGTTCGGCTTGGTGGCCGACGGCATGCGCCTGATCGGAAAGACCGACGCTGCCGCCGGGGTGGATAAGTTTGCCGCGAGCGTCATTGCTGCAACCGAGGTGCAGGGCACCTACGCCAGCCGAAGCGCCGCAGCGCGCGCCGAGATGGAAAAGAATATCAAGGTCATCGACTTGGACACCGACCGTCGCAGCACGGCGGCGCTGGCTCAGCGGTTGCTTGTAGGTGCCACTG